TGGGCCGCTGCTTGGGCCGCTGCTTGGGCCGCTGCTTGGGCCGCTGCTTGGGCCGCTGCTTGGGCCGCTGCTTGGGCACACCTAATAATCGAGATATGGAAACCCTTAGATATAACGCGCGCGCACCTAGTGAATAGTGATTGTCAAATCACACGTTAAACAGTGCCGATAAACGACATTGAATAAACGTTAAACACTAGGGAATAAACGGAGCGCACACGTATACGCGATTCAATCGCGCCGTGAACTACGTTCTAAGGGCCGGAATTTTAATGATCGGTGCGCCTTACCCGGTCGATGCCGGAAAGACTACTGGGTTACTTTGCTTTGCATTTATGCAAAGCAAAGTAACCCTTAGTTTCACTAAGGGTTACTCATGGTTTATGCCGTTGTGGTTTTGCGGGTACGTGGTGCAGCTTTCACGCCATAGGGGGCAAAGATGGCAAGAATTGCATCTACATTTTCACTTGACAATTGACCCGCTTGAAAACGGGTCATCAGGTGCTGCACTGCATCATTATCAATTTGACCGGGCGTCCGGGTTTCTTCGGTTGTGGCTTCGGCTTCGGCTTCGGCTTCGGCTTCGGCTTCGGCTTCGGCTTCGGCTTCGGCTTCGGTTGTGGCTTTTTTAGCTTCGGCTTTTTTAGCATCGCTAATACGCGTCTTTTCAGCTTCAAATAGTGCGACAAAGTACGGCAGATTCTCATGCCAATTCTTTTCAGCTTCAGAATTTTTGAAACCCGCTTCAACAGCGCCGATAATGGCGCCCGACTGAGTACAGATACCTAAGTTAGTCAGTACATTTAATGCGGGTGAATCTTTTTTGCTCGCAGTGGCAAAACCACGCAGTTTTGTATTATTGCCATCTGCCAGCAATTCGCGTACTCCCCCCCATACGAAGGATAACGCGCCGATTGTTGCGCTATCTTTTTTGCCAGTTCTAAGGTATGCACTCAGTGCTATTTGTGCGCCACCAGCTTTTGATATTAAGGTGCGGGCCTTGTCCACATTTGACGCGAGTAGAGCAGAAAATGCAGTGGAAACATTGGCAGAGATAACGGAAGCGACGGATGCAGTCATGATAAACCCCTATAAAAGATCAGTAAACCCGACACGGGTTTTTGAACTGACAACGTAGTGTAAGGCTAAATTGTAGGGTTTTAGCTAGCTTGTGAATGTATATTGTTACAAGATGTAACAAAGCGGCCATGGCCAGCTTGCCTATGTTGCAAAAATACAACATAGGGGTAAACCCTTATTGACAGTGACGTGCACCACTTTGGTGCACCCAGGCCCCGAAGGGCCAGTCAGGGCACTTCGCCAACCACAAAATTTTCTGCCAAACGCCCCTACACCTCAAACCTACCTAAATACCTACCTAAATACCTACCTAAATACCTACCGAAATACCTACCGAAATACCTACCGAAACACCTACCGAAACACCTACCGAAATACCTCCAAAACGCCCTACACCCACCCAAACCTACCCCACCCAAAAACCACACCCACCCCGCGACAAACTGCCATATAATCACGAACCATGACAATACACACCAAAGTGACAGCCCAACAACTTGACGCGCTGTACAACCGAACCCTGACCGTGAGACAACTTGCCAAAGACCTTGGTTACAGCGAATCGTGGGTGTCAAAAAGCCTACCCGCACGCAAACCCCGACGCGACCCCAAGATGCTGCGCAAGACACGGCTTGAGTTTCAGAATCAAGTCGTCGAACGCTATCTCAACAATCAGATCAGTGCCAAGCAAGCCGCAGCACAGGCCTTCACCAGTCAGCGCACCTTCTTTCGACGCCTAAAGAGTTACAAAAATGCCAACACTTGACGAAATCTATACCCACAAAGAGGCACCAGTGGCTGTGCAACAGCAGGACTTGGACCTCAACCTTGAGTTACTCAAGCAATACGCCAAGGCAAAACAGATGCTGCAAGATGCTGAATTGAGTGAAGCACCCTTGAACTATCGCGTACAAGCACTCAACGCCATAAGCTCAATCATCTCCCAACTTGTCAAACTGCAAGCAGACCTGTACCAGATGGAAGAAATCAAGAAAGTGGAGGGGGCGCTTGTTGAGACATTAAAGTCAATGCCAGACGTAAGAGAGGCCTTCCTTAGTAAGTACACAGGAGCACTAAACCTATGATTTTAGAACACCTGCAACGAATATCCGATGGCGCACGAGATGTTTATCACTTAAATAATCTATCATCTTGGGTAGAAAAACATATCTACCTTGAAGGCAAACTTATGAATATGAGTGGAAAGTATAGCTTTCAGTCAGATATCGTTAATAATACAAGCCGAGTAACTAATACGATCAAAGCCGCTCAGATCGGGTTGACAACGGCGACCCAAGCGTACTTCCTTGCGGCACTTGCAACTCAAAGAAAGTTCAATGCCATCTACGCTCTTCCTACAGCTTCAGATGCTGCAAAACTAACTACAACCAAGGTAAACCCACTAATACATGGTAGTCCTAGACTTCAAAGTCTATTAAATAAAGACGTAGATTCGGTCGAACTTAAACAGATAGGTAATAACTATCTATTTACGCGAGGTAGCAAATCCGAAACTGCGGCCTTGTCAATCAGTGCAGACTGTCTCGTAATTGACGAGCTTGATAGGTGTGACCCTAACGTTGTAAAGCAGTTTCGTAGCCGGCTTCAGGCCTCAGAACTTGGTATCGTCAAGCAGTTCTCAACACCTACAATCAAGGGTGTAGGTATTTCAAAGGAGGCCGAAGCCTCAAAACGCTTCAGAAGTATGGCAACTTGTGCTCGTTGCTCACACAAGTGGCTTCCGACCTACGAACTTGACATAAGAATCCCAGGTTACACCGGAGACCTGGAACTGCTTGACAAGCACAACATCATCAATACTCGCTGGCAAGAGTCCCACTGGTGCTGCCCAAACTGCGGAAGAGACCCGAAACTGACCCGAAAATCCCTTGAATGGGTGTGTGAAAACCCCGAGCAAAACTATGAGGCTCACACTTTTTACGTCAATCCAGTCACCTGCTGTGAGGTTTTGAAGCCAAGCTACTTGGTACGAACCAGCACAGAGTTTGCCACACGGGCAGAGTGGAAGAATCAGGTACTTGGTATAGAAGCAGAAGATAGTAATGACCAAATTACAGAGTCTGATGTAGACTCAGCAATGATACAGTCAGACCTGTCAAGTTCTGACATAACATATCTAGGCGCAGATATGGGTCTTCTGTGTCATATTATAATCGGGCGTCGGACACAAGCCGGGGAGCTACTTGTTATACACCGTGAGGCTGTACCTGTAGGTAGATTTAATGAGCGACGCTCGGAATTGATAAGAAAATATAGGTGTGCAGTGAGCGTTATTGACGCATTTCCGTATACACCACTTGTTAGTTCAATTACCGATTACGACCCCAATAGTTTTGGAGCCGACTTCTCTACTGGCAAGAGTGTGGAACTCTTTACCATAAAAGAAAAAGAAGCCAACGCAGAAGAAGGTAAATTAAACTTGAGGTTGGCCCGAATTAACCGCACACGAGCACTTGATGAGTTAATGCTCTTGTTTAAGGAGCGAAAGATTCTAGCCGGAAAGTTAGATGATGAGGAAGACCGAAAGTTTAGGTCACATGTTCTGTCTATGAAGCGCACACAGACCTTCAAAGGGGATGAGTTAGTCTATACGTGGCAAAAAACGGACGGTGTAGACCACTACATGTTAGCCTTGTTATACATGTATATCGCCACAATGCTGCGTGGGACAGTCTCCCCAATCAATGTTGGAGGGGTGCCGCTGGTCTCAAGTTTTTCTGTACAGCAAAAAAGGGTGTAGAATATGGCTCAGGCCGTGAAAAGCCTAAACAAGGGGCCAGAAGCTTCATTAGCGTGAGTGGACGGCCTGAGAGATTTTCACTATAGGGCTATTTACTTTGGCGAGGTATTTGAGGAAATGTCATGGCTGATTTCACGGGCACTGATGGAGGCTTACGCGAACTCGCCCTCTTCGCTGGGGCGGGTGGAGGAATCCTTGGTGGACACCTGCTCGGGTGGCGAACAGTCTGCGCTGTTGAGCGGGAGCCGTATGCCGCAAGCGTTCTTGCCCAGCGACAGAATGACGGCCTTCTCCCAGCTTTCCCAATATGGGATGACATTTGCACCTTTGATGGAAGACCTTGGAAGGAACTTGTTGACGTGGTTTCTGGAGGATTCCCGTGCCAAGACGTTAGCGCAGCAGGCAAAGGAGCTGGACTTGATGGAAGCAGGTCCGGCCTCTGGACCCAAATGGCGCGAGTTATCAGTGAGGTTCGACCAAGATTCGCGTACTTGGAGAACTCACCACTACTTATCGGAAGGGGCCTTGATAGAGTGCTTGCCGACCTTGCCTCAATGGGGTTCAATGCACGATGGGGTATTGTGGGAGCGCACCAAGCCGGTGCTCCACACCAGAGGAAAAGAATCTGGTTGGTGGCGTACTCCAACAGCCTCGTTTCAAAAACCCAAGAAAAATGTTGTGAAGTTAACAGGAAGGAAACCAACAGACCCGCAAGTGGGTCTTGCGGACCAACTTGGTGGGATTCCGAACCCCTCGTGGGTAGAGTGGCTGATGGGGTGGCCGCAGGGATGGACAGACTTAAAGTCCTAGGGAATGGGCAGGTCCCGGCATGTGCGGCCAAGGCATGGCGTATTCTGACTGAGATAGCAGATGAATGACCTACTTGACCTCAAAGGTTAGGTGGTACTCTATAGACTCAATCAGACGGTGAATACGTGATTGAATCCAAGCACACTATCAGTCCTAATAACTATCCTAAGTACGTTTAGCCTCAGTTGGTCAATTTCCCGTGCCTTAGAACCCCAAGATTTCCAAGAGCCTTCTGTTAGAATCGGCCCAAACCCTGGAGTCCTACATGTTTGAATCCATAAAACAGCTTTTCCAAGCGGCCACCATACAGCCGCCACCCTTGCCAAAGGCACCGAACGCGCCTCAGTCACTACCCGGCTATAGGACCAGCGTTACCCCCTCCACCTCTGCCAAGCCCCGGACAGAGCGAAACCTCAAATCTCTGGACCGCCTGACGGACCTGAGAGCACGCTCAACCACTTCACAGGTTCTCAGAGAAGCACGGGTGCAGTCCGGGGAGTTGTCGGCAGCCGTCTATTTGGCCATTCGGACAGGTATACCTGAGCGTTTTACCGTCATTGGCCGAAACTTGGATGGTCAAGTGGATGCAAGCGCAACAGCCTTGGCCCACGAGTTGCTGAGGCGTTTGACTTACCTCGGCAATGCTGACGGCAGCATGGGTACTCAGCAGGGCCTCCAGTCCTTGTCAGAGACCCTTGCCTTGGATTTGCTGCTAGAGGGGGCAGGGTGCCTTGAAGTTGCCTTGGATAAGGCCCGCATACCCGCCAGTCTGAACGCGATCGCACCACCAACCTTGGTTTTCTACGAGGAAAACAACTCTTTCCGACTTGCGCAGAAGGTGGGCGGTGACGAGATTAGTTTGGACTTGGCAACTGTAGTTTATACCAGTGTGGACCAGAGTTCGAGTCAACTACACCCAACTTCACCACTAGAAAGTTCGATTAAGTCTATTCTTGCTGATATAGACTTCAATCAAGATATGTCCAGGACTCTGAAGCGGGCTATCCTGCCCCGCTTGGCAGCCAGCATCGACAGCGAAAAGTTGAAGAAAATGACGCCGCCAGAAGTCTTGGCTGACCCTGTAAAGTGGGCTGAATACCAGAATACGGTTATCCTGGCAGTACAAGACGTTGTAAATGGACTTAACCCTGAAGACGCCCTCGTTAGTTTTGATATGGTGAACTATACCTACCTTGATGGTGGACACTCACCCGGAGACATTCTTGAGCAGGTTCAGAAGGTTTTGAACGCTAAGTTGACTTCAGGTGTGAAAACCTTGCCAGTGGCTCTTGGATTTGGTTCAGGTTCAAATGCGTCTTCAACAGAGAGCTTACTGTACCTAAAATCCGCTGATATGGTGAGGCGTAAACTGAATGAAATTTATAGCCGTGCACTGACCATTGCCATACGGATTATGGGTGTGGATGGGTATGTGGAGTTCGGTTATGAAGAACTTGACCTGCGCCCCTCAAAGGAACTCGAAGCGTTCAAGTCGATGGAGCAGTCCCGGATTTTGGACTTGCTGTCCCTTGGGATGATTTCTGACGAGGAAGCCTGCCTGAAGTTGACCGGACAGTTGCCCGGACCCAGTTACAAGCCCCTGTCCGGCACCATGTTCCGCAGTACGGCCGCAGCCGCACCAATGGCGAATCCGACCAGTAACACGTCGGCTGTCGAGCGCACACTCAAACCCACCACCCCGACGCAGCCCAAAGGGCCGGCGAAGGCAGAGACCTTGGACCCCAACTTGGCCTTGGCCCACCACCAGAGTGAGCAGGCGAACGCCACGACGCAGCAGGCCTTGAAGGCAATGGCAGACTTGACCTACGTGATGAGTCAGCAGAACCAGAAGCCCACACAGGTTCACATGCAGCAGGACCCTATCGAGTTGAACTTGAGTATTGCGCCTGAGCCGAAGGCCGCAACGAAGCGCACAGTCAAGATTATTCGGGACGACGAAGGCCGACTCGCAGATTTCGAGGTGACCGATGCACCAGCCTGAAAACTTCATTGCTTTCCTGAAGGGAGAGCACCGGGCAGGGGACTTGTACAAGTTGGCCCTCTACCTGGAAGCCCCGAGTGAGTCCTACGCCCGAAAGGGCGAGGTGAAGGGGCCGGGGTATATTTCAGGCGGTAAAGACCTGCCGGCCCCTGAGTATGGGACTACCGATACGTCGGTCTGGATGACCTTCAGTGGTTCAGTCGTTTGGCCCGGCAGTTCCGTAGCCGCACGTTACGCGATGATTTACAACGACAGGACGAAAGTAGCCGTGCATGTGGAGGCTTTTGACAAGTTGAAGTCGTCAGAGAATGACAGGTTCACCATAGACCTGCCCGGTAAAGAGACTCCGCTGATTGAGGTGAAACTGAAATGAAATGGTTGCTCTTGTTCTTGGCCTTGCCTGCTTTTGCAATGCTGCCTGAACCCGGCTCACAGGCTGCACCCCAAGACCCACGCTACTGTGGCGAACCCGCACGAAACGTAGATGGTTCCATTCATCGCAGCCGTACAGAACTCCGCAGATTCGCTGCGGTATTCCCTTGCCCGGCAACATTGCAACACTCTGGTGCCTGCCCCGGATGGGCAATTGACCATACGATTCCGCTGTCCGCTGGAGGGTGTGATACGGTGGCCAACATGACATGGCTGCCCGACCAAATCAAGAGTTGCACTGACCCACATTGCAAAGACAGGTGGGAGCGAAAATACCATGCTTTTCCAAGGCAGAGGATTCTTCCTTGAAGAATTGGCAGTCACAAATTTGACAGTGGAGGGTAGAATCCCCGAAACTTTCGTATTTCATAAATGGTTGCCTACGTCCTCACTGGAAATGCCACGCTCCGCGATGTTGGTAACGCCGCTATTTGGGGCGTTGCGACTGCGCGTGCAGGTGGCGACACCATCGACACCAATGGCTTCAATTTAACGCTTGACCAAGACACCCGCTACGGCTTGTCTGGCACGACTTCCACATCGCTCGGCAACATCACCATCAACGCCTCCAAGGGCGGTAACGTCACGATTGACGGGCGGTATTCGCGGCTGATTCCCTTCAACACCGGCTCGGGAACGATCACGGCCGGCACCTTGATTACTTGCGGCTCGGCCACAGGCTACGTGGTGGGCTTGTATTCTGCGGTTACGGCTGCCCCAGTCTTGACTGGCGTGGCTACGGGCTACATCAAGGTGGCAGCCTGGAACGGCGTAGCTTTCCCAACGTCCGGCAGCTTCACACAGGCTGGCTACACCTTCACTATTTCTGGCGCTGATTCGCCCGGATGGCTTGAAATTGTTGGCGACGAAGCCTCCACCATCAACGGTAACCGACTTGGTACGTTCTCGGCACTCGGGGCTTGGTACGAGTTTCTTGGAGTCACAACTACAGGCACTCGGACTTCGACTTACCAGATTCCCACAAACGGCTCACTGACCTACGTGGCGGGTGTGTGGGTGCAATCTGCGGCGGCAACCATTACAGGTGCTGTGGCGTCAGGCGGCAACATCACATTCACGGCCGCCGGGCACGGCTTTAGCATAGGCCAAGACGTAACGATTACAGGTGCTGCGCCTTCCGGCTACAACTTGACCGACGTTACCATCACGGCCAAGACAGCCAATACCTTCACGGTTGTGGCGGCCGACCCCGGCGCATGGACTTCTGGCGGCTCGGCAACGGTGTATGAGTTCTACCCCAATGCAGGCTCACGGCCGGCATTGTTGGCCAACATAACGACTGATACGATACGCGGAAAGTGGTGCTGGATTTCAACGGCGGGGCTTGTCACGTTTGGCTCAGACGGCACCAACTCCACTGGCGGCTACGTTGTGCCAGCCGGGCGAAAACTGCGCGTGCCCAACGTCTTCCTGCAAAGCTGCACGACGGCAGCCCGCACGGCCAACGCACTGCCCAATGCCACCTTGGCCACCCGCTACGACTTCACTACGACCGGCGGCGGTGCAGTAGTGATGAACAAGGTGTCTTGCGCCTGGTACATGAGCTTTGCTCAGGCCTACTCGGTCAGTTGCAAGTACGTGTCCACGTTCGAGTCGCTGACCATTTCAGAGACTGCCTCGCCGCTGACCCTATGGGACGTTGGCGTCGGACAGACCGGAACGGCCAATACTCAGATCGCCTTGAACATGAATTTGATGTTCGCAGGCGGCACCATACGCAACTGCACCATGAGCCGGATTGCTCAGGCAGCAGCAGGAACTTACGTTGAGAGTTGGGCAGACTGCACAGGCTTCACGGTCACAAACTTGAAGTCGCACTCGCTCACCAAGGCTGCCAACGCCACGGCAGGCACATCGACCGTCACCCGACTGATTAACTGCACCTTCGAGGACACAGTTCTCGGTGGCGGCCGTATTTTCATCACAGGCTGCAACGGGGTGACATGGACCAACACGGTCTACTACGACAACATCGCCTCGACAACTGCCACAGCAATCCCGATGTTCGCGTGGGACATGGGAACGGCGGCCAGTTACAACATGAAGTTCGATGGCCTATCGTGGGGCGGTCTGGACCTTGTTCAGCCCTACTCCGGCATCCTGAACGTGGGTGTTGCCGGATGCCAGAACATCAAGTTGCGAAACCTTGGCACAGCTGCCGCACCGCTTGACATGGGCGGCCCACTTGTTGATTCGACTTGGACCAGGGCTACCACCGTAACCACTGTGACCAAGGTGGCGCACAACCTAAAGGTGGGCGACCTGATTGCTGTCAACATGTGCTCTGACGTGGCCCCCAAGGCCCTCACCACAACGACGGCAACCCTCTGGACGGTGGCCACGGTGCCCACGGCTGACACCTTCACAGTGACCGTGACTAACGCTGGGCAGACGGCCGGCCAGAACTTGCAGTATTACCCGACGATGGCGAACGCCCTGGTGAACTTCGGAGCTTCTGCGGCGGCCAACGGCGTTTACATTCAGAGGTGCTACACGCCACACCTACGTGGCGGTTTGCTGGTTGCGGCTGACAACTCGTCCAAGAACGTCTACATCGAAGACGTTTGGGGTACTGATTGGGGCCTTCAACTGAACCCAATGCTGAACTGCTTTGTTCGGCAAATGCAAGCCACGCCTGCGCTAACGGCACAGACTTCTGTGTACGGCACGCACTTCATGGATTACTACACCACGGCACAGCCTGCAACCATTGCAGCGGCCGCGTGGAGCCGGGCCACGACGGTCTGTACCGTGACCAGCAACAACCACGGCTTGCGAGTGGGTGACCAGGTGCTTGTGACCGTGACCAGCGATGCAGCGGCTGTGGTACTTGGCGTCAAGACCTTGACCCAGATCACGGCTTCGGCAACACCAGTCAACACTGGAAATACCTTCCAATTCACCTGCTTGAACGCAGGCGGTGCAACCGGAACGCTGACGTTCACACCGATCAATGGTCGGGTGGCCATTCAGATGAACGAGGCAACTTCTGATACTTCCAATCAGGTTGTCTTGTCTGGCGGTGCAGCCTTTACGTCTGCCGGTTCGCTCTACATGCCTACGGTTGGCCAATACGCCATCTTCACGGCAGACAAGAACATTCGTGGGCACAGCACGTTCCCCAACATTCTGCCAGTAATGGCAGGCGGTACGGTCGGTAATTACGACATTACTTACAGTCTTGACGGTGGAACGACCTTCAAGAACTTGATCTACCCTCGTGCGGGTGGCGGTGGAACTATATCGACCACCAACGTGACGATGACCTCAACGACAGGCGTGGCAGCCGGAGATTACGTCTGGGGTACGGGTATTGCTCCTATGGCCAAGGTGGTCAGCATCACGAACGCCACAACAATCGTGGTTGACATTGCCAATACAGCGGCCGTGTCTGGTGTATTGAACTTCACACGCCTGCCGTCTGAGGCAGCGATTGACCCGACGATTGGCTTTCCACTGAAGATCAAGATTCAGACCAGCACAGCCAACACGACTGCCATCACCAGCCTGTTCTTCTACACGAACGCCAACAACACCGACCGGGCTGCAACTTACGCCCTTGACGTGAACACCGTGACGTTCACAGGCTTGCCGACAGGGTGCGATGCTGTGGTGCTTGTGGCAGGTACCACAACGACACTTGATCTGAAGGATTCAATGGCCGGAACGACGTACAGCTACACCTATTCTGGAGCACAGACGGTTGACGTTGGCTTCATTAAGCCTGGGTATGTGCCGTTCTATATCCGTAACCTCTCCCTCACTACAACTGACTCTACGATACCCGTAAGTCTTTCTGTAGATCGTAACTACATATAAGGAGCCGACATGGCAAAAATCACCTCAAAAGCACAACTCAACGTGGGCACCGAGCTTACGGTAGATGAAACTGCCAAGACGTTTACTCTAAACGTCGCCGGTAACCTGATTGCGAAGGATGGCGTGACCATTCAGGCCTTGTACTCAAAGTTGGTAGACTTGTGGGCCACTTCGACGTATCAGGACAGCCCGTTCCCGATGTACGCACTTGACGCCTTGTCTGGTCAGTATCAGTTCGGCACGGACGGTGCAACTTATTCTGGATGGAAACCTGCTAACGACGCTACACGTCAGATGCTGCGAGACGGCGGTTGGTCTGAATACAACTCGGCCGGTGTACTTGCCCGTCAGTACGTGGGTATTGTGGGTCTGGGTGTGGTGTCCTCTGGTTCGCAACTTTACTACCAAGCCGCAAGCACCGACGCACCCACCAACTTCACCTTTACCGATCAGGTGAACCAAGGTATTCAGGTGTATGGCAATATCTCTGCTGACGCCACCACGACCACCTTCGACAAGCGTACCTACTTCAAGGGCTTCGTTCGTGAATACCAGAAGAAGTACAAGGACTCCGTGCTGTCAGACACCGGTAAGACGGCTACCGGTGCGTACTTGGTCAACTTGCTGCTGAACAACGAAACTGACTTGGACGTGACGGTGGCAGATGCTTCCATCACTGCCTCGCCTTACAGTGAAATCAACGTCAAGTATTTCGCCACGGCCTTCAGCAAGGACATTGACACTTCGGGTTCCCCACGGGACTTCGGTATCGTGGTTGACGTTGGTACGCACTCTGGTGTGGACGGCGTGTCGAACGGCACAACAACCTTCTCCACGGCTGCTGGCGGCATCACAGGTGCCAACTACACCGGTGGCACGCTGATTGTTCACGAGGGCGCGGGCAAGGGCACCTACACCATCTCCGGCACACCCTCTGCCACCAGCATCACGACGACTGTGGCTGTTACCGGCTCGGCATCGGGCCTGTCTTTCACACTGCAACGCGCAACACCTGTCACGGCCAGCTTGCAGCAGATTTACACCAAGATTCAGTACCAACTGCGTCAGAACAGCAACATCAACGGCCTGGCCTCTGCTGGCTCAGTGACAGGCAAGACCGCTTCCCTGCTGCTGAACTTCGTCGGTTCTGCACTGAAGGCAGGCTTCTACGCACCGACCAACCCCAATGGCGGCGGCTCGGGCGTGACCATCATGGGCTACTCGGCCTCTGACACCAACAGCTTCACCAGCTACGACAATACGGCAACCACCCGCGACTACCCCTATGCTTCCGCAGGAACCATCTCGTTCAATGCACCGTTGGTTGGTGCAGGTTCAAGCTACCGCCTGATGTTCACTGCACCTCCCGGAGCAGGAAACGACTACGGAGAAGCAGGTGCCATCACTGTGAACGACGCCTCTGGGTCTCCGATTACAGGCACGATCAGTGCAGCAAGTATCGGATTTACCTACGATTACGATGGAAACGTGCAGGGCGGGGCTACCGCAGCGACCGACAGGGCTGTTACACTCATCGGTATTCGCCCCGGTTCTGGCAAGTTTGTGGTTGCAACCGGAACTCTGA